TCGTACAATCTATTTTTAATATGTCTTTATCCATTTTGTTGTGACCTATCTATTAAGGCATAACTAACAACACCTGTAATTTCATTTGCTGTGTCCGCTTGCATTTTTATAGCATCTCCTGCTTCTAAATTCAAGGTGTTTGTTAACATATTAACCGTATTTTCATTAAGTATCTCATGGGATATTAGTACATCCGCACCTGCTCCATTTTTTCTAATTAATAAATCGGTATCAACGTTACTAGCAGTGTTATGAACAGCTTGAATTGTTTTAACTATCCCCACAGCCGATGTAGGAATAGTCAACACTGTTGTAATATTAGTTGTTGTTAAATCAAAAGTTTCGTTTCTATATTGTATAGTCATTAGGATAAAAAATAGTTATAGGTATCTTGTTCTTCTTTTAAATCGTTTTGAAATGAAAAATTAAGTTGGTCTCTTATAGTTGCCAAAGACTCTAAAATCTGTCTTTGATTTTCTACTTCATAATCTTGTTTAGGTTCAGGTATATATGCAGTTACTTTAGCCATTATCTTCTACCATCGGGTTTTGCATCTAATCTTAATGTACCATAACGCCAGGTTTCACCAACAGCGTCGTTAGCTATTTGAATTGCTACAAATCTTGCTCGTGCACGAGTATCTATTTTATCAGTAGTAGTGGTGATTGTAAAGGGTCCTAAAGAAGAACTCACTGCTGTCTCACTTGGGTAATCATTTAAATATAAAGTTATTTTTGAATTACCGGTTAATATTTTAAAATCAGGTATAAATCTTTTAACAGACATCATGTATTCTCCGTCGCCTGTAAGATCTGCTATATTATTATTATTAGTTATCTCGAAATCTCCAGATTGAATAAAAGCATTAATTGAGGTTGTACCACTACTATTTATTTGATCGGTTCCTGTTTCTTGAGCATAGTAAGTAGATGCACCATACTTAGCTGTTATTCCTTGTATTGGAAAATTAGGTAGAGCAGTTTTATTGTAATCAGTTGCATAAGGTAGTTGATAAACTCCTTGGTCAACATAACTTGATCTAGCAAGTGAACTTGTAGTCCAAACATTTTCTGCGTAGTTGTATACTACACATCTATTACTTTGTTCTGAATTAGCTTGAGGATAAAACCAATTTATTTCATTATATAAAGTATTATGTTCACAGTATATTAATTGACTAGAATTATAATTTATTCCTAAATCATTACCTTTATTTGTAAATACAAAATCTTCTACTGAACAAGGTATAGTTTTAACTGTACCATCAAACATGAAAAAACCCCCTTCACCCGACATCCAAAAAACAATACCATTAGAATAACTTAAAGCATTCTGTCCAATTAAACCGCAGTTAGTACCTACTTGTCTAACTGAAAAAGTAAAAGGTGGGCCAACGTATTGAATAACATAAGCAGAACTATCCGTTAAAACTAATGTGTAATCTTTACCAGACACTGCTCCAATAATTTCATTGCCTTTATCTAATCTAAATGTCCCCGCAGTATTGGTTGCAGTAGGATTATAAGTGTTAAAATCTTCTTGATTCGAGAATCTAATAAACATAGGATCAAATGTTGTTGTATCACCAATTGTAGTTTCTGTTCCAAAATGAAATAGATGTCTATCTCTATCGGATACTTGAGTTAATATTGTTTTAGTAGGAGCGTTAGCCATTACAACTGCTCTATTTGCTCTAGGTGTAGCAGCTCCTGCATTCCAGGTAAATGTTTTACCATTATGAATAGTTGCAGTTAATATTTGACCAAAATTATCTAAAGACCATAAACCTGGATCTAAAATTACATTACTAGTAGCACTTGCAGTTCCCCATGTACTTGATCCCCAAGTAGAAGTACCCCATCCTAAACCTGCAGTTTGGAACGTTGGACCAACAATTTCATAAGGATCAATTTGTGCTGAACCTGTTCCTGAACTTGAAGCTGCGGAATTAGAAGGCATAGTAATTTCAAATGTATCAGCTGTTTTATTTAAAACTTCAAATGTATTCGCTGTAAAATCAGCTGTTGCATAACCTGAACTTGTTGGAACCGTTACTGATGAAAATGTTATATATCTACCATCCAATAACCCATGTGCTGTTTTATTGACAGTAACCGTTGGAGATCCAGATGTTGCATCAAAAGTAGCTCCAGTGATTACATCGTCATCTAAGGGAGAAATATCAAAAAACTCACCTTCATAATATAAAAATAAACCTTGTGATGTTCCAATTGCTACATATTTTTCACCAGCAATACTTGTCCAAGCATGTTGAGCACGTGCTGCTCCAGGTAAGGTATTATTAGAATTTGTAAGTTGTGACCAACCCCCTATTTTTTCAGGTAGTCCATATCTAAATCTAACAAAATCACCATCAACCCATTGAGATTCAGCTCCGGAGTCAGTAGCTTGTTTATTAAAACCAGGTTTAAAGTTAAGTTTTTGTAGCATATATTATAAAGGAGACAAGGGGTATGTGGTGGTGCCTTGCCTCCATTATAATATACTACCTTTTAAACCAAGATGGAAGACCTAAATGTGGACGTTTGTCAAACATATTATATTTAGATTCTGGCGTTTTTCTATTGTTATAATGGAGAAATACTTGAACACAATCTTTACCTCTAAACTTGTTTCGCCAATGTTCTAATTCACAACCACTGTAGACTAACATATCTCCTGGTTTTAAATCTACTTTAATACCTTTCATACCTTCTTTTCCCGATGGCTCTAAATAAATAGTCCAATCATCACCACCTAAATTCATAGTGGTAGATATTTCACAACTGAATCTATCTTTATGTCTTTTAAGAATATCACCTTTTTTATAAATTCTTGCATAAGTATATGATGGATATAGTTTTAATCCTGTAGTCTTTTCCATAATAGGTTGACACTTTAACATTAAAGTCTCCATAGCAATATCTGAATAACTTGAATAAGTATGTGGAATCTGTTCATCCGCTCCTTCATAATAACCAAGTAGTGTTTCATAAGGTGAAATATATCTAGCATTACGACAGGTATCTAATACTTGTCTTTTCATATGAAAGTAATTGTACAAGAATAAAGCTAAATCTTTATCTATTGCTTGTTTTATAATTACGTATTTATTTTTTTTAAACGACATCTTTAGCCATTTCTTTTGGTACTGCTTGTATGTTCCAATGTATAAATCTAAAAGGCTCTATTCCAAAGTCTACACTAAACTCATGTTCTAAATATCCTGGAAATATAATTAACGTTCCAGGTGTAGGTTTAAAATGAATAAGCTCGCTACCAGCTAATACACCTTTTTGATCTTTCATTTTTAATTTAGTAGATCTTGCTCCAGTTCGAGGTTCGTGAAAAACGGGCATTGATGTTTTATCACTACACTTTAAAAAATAAAAACCTGATACATGTTGATTCCAATGCACATGTGCAGAATGATGTCCACCTCCCTTTTTAGCAAACTCTTGTACCCACATTTCACTAAACATAGTAGTGTATTGTTGCATATCATAACCTTGGTGATCTAAATATTCCCAAGATTTCAAACCAATATAATCTCTAAAATCTCTAAAATCATTATCTATTGTTAGTGGTGTTGAGTGATAACTTCTTCCAAAGTCTCCAAATTCTTTGATATGTTTTTTAGCTTCTGGAAAATTTCTAGCAGCTTTAATATATTTGTTAGATGCTTTTGTTAAAGATTTTATAAACTCTGGTTTTTGTTCAGACCAGATAGTTGTGTTGAAGTAATTATTTATATACATATTATTTAAATGGATATCCTAGGTTCCACATCACCAATGAATATCTTGTTCCTTTTGTTACGGGTTTTACTCTATGCCAGACAAATGAGGGAAATACAATAATAGATCCTTTAGGTAATATTTCTTTTGCTTGTTTCAAATGTTTAGCTTCTTCTCTCATATGCGGATCATAGTTTCTAAAATCAAATTCTAGTTCTCCACCTTCATATTCTGAACCATCGGTTAACTGACAAGTCATAGATAGCTTTCGAATTTTACCATTA